AACAGACCCTGCTACGGCGGTTTAAATGGCACAAACAAACCCTGCAACGCTTGGCAAGACCATCCAGTACCAACTGGCAGGGATTGTCACGCCAGTGCCTGTTTACGCATCGTTTAATCGAAATTTTGCAATTGAGCCAAAGTTTGTTACATGGGGTTTGCGTAACATTCATCAGCCTGTCTACACGGGGCCGATAAAAAACATCAAAGGTATTGATACCCCAATTTTTCAAGTAAGTGTTTTTACGCAAAAGATCGAAGATGGCTTCACAATTTCAAATCAGATATTACAATCGCTGCACGGCTACAGTGGGATGTTTGGGAATGTAGCTGATGGCGGGTTTTATGCTGCCAAGGTAGATGTGATGTGGTTGTACAACACATTTAACAACGATGAAAATTTGGCGCAGATTGTTTTGGACTGCACAATTTACATTCCCAATTGATAAGACAAGATTCTTTAATCCATTTCTAAAGGAAACATCATGGCACTTATTAACAAAGTCATTCCCGGTTACATTGCAGCACTTTATTGCCAAACAGGTGCATCTCCTACGGCATTGACTGATACCCAATTGGGTACTTGGACTGCACAAGTTGCTGGTATTGTCGGAGTAGCTTCTGGCGGCACAGGCGTAGGCGGCACGCTAATTCCAGTGGAAGTTATTCCTCCATTTGGCGCTGATGATGCAGTCGCTGCTTACTCCGTTGCTGGCGCACGCACTGGCGCAAAAATTACGACTCAAAATCAGGTAACAAGCATGGCAATTACTGCCGCTTGGAATCCCGCTGATACGGCTCTATTGTTGATTCGTGCTGACGGCTACAGTGGTTCAATCATTCGCACTTATGTGGTCGCTGTGTATGACGGCTCAAACACTGTTGCCTACGCATTCAATGCTCGCGTAGGCGGCATGACTTGGGACACTAACACTGCAACTGAAGCTAAATTTAACTTCACGCTGCATCCTGTTGGCGGCAACAGCTACGGCTGGTCAAACAACACCTAAACAAGTTGTCTAAAGGTTTTGAAGATTCCCGTTTGTAAAGCGTGGAATCTTTAGAATCTTTGGAATCTTTGTGAGGGAAAACAAGAGAAAATATGATTCAACACGATGTAAAAAATAGCGATGACTTGTTGATGTTTTTAGCAGCGCAAGCTGAAAAAGACGGCAAGCAATGGTTTGGTTTTCTTCAACAAAAGATGACGGGCATCAGCCTTGTTCACCAAATCGCAGCGCGGCATGCCGACACAATGACCCCTGAGCAAGTGGTTGACTATGTGAAGCGGCTGAACAATGAAATCTTTCACCGAATGATTAAGTCGGGGGCTTGACATGGGCGGCGGTGTTCTTGTCAAGCTGAAAGGTATTGGCGATGTAAACGAAGCCTTAAAAGCGCTTGAGCGAGAATTTGGCGCAAAGACAGTGCAAGGCAAGGTGCTTGTGCCGTCAGTAAGAGAAGCCATGCAGCCAGTGCTGTCAGCGGCAATAAGCAACGCGCCAAGGGATACGGGCGGCTTGGCCTTGTCACTTCAAGTAGAGGCTAGAAGGCCAACTAATCGGGACAGGCGCAGTCACTACATTACGCAAACCGACACAGTGATTGCCGCAGTAACAACAGCATCAGGCAAAAAACTAGCGCGGATGAGTGAGGGCAAAGGGTTGTTGCGTGCGCGTAAGCGGCTTGCCAAAATGGGTTTTGAGAATGCAGAAAGTTTTACAGGCGTTAAATCAGATGCGCGAGTGATAGCGCAAGAGTTTGGAACGGCGAGAAACGGGGCAAAGCCTTATTTAAGGCCAGCGCTAGAAGCAAACGCTCAATCTACTGTGAATCGTTTGGGCGAAATTTTGAAACGCAGAATAGCAGAGTTTAGAAGCAAACAAGGAAAATAAGACATGACAAAATTATCAGGCGTGCTTGGCAACAAGTATCAATCTAAGCGCCAGCAAATTTTCACCCGCAGTTTTGAGCTTGGCGGTCACACTTTTAAAGTTAGGATTCCGTTTGTCGCTGAATCTGACGGCATGTTTGAGCGCATCATAAATCCAGATGAGGCGCACATACAACGGCTGTATGAGCAAATGTCTGAGCCGTTGTTGCGGTTTAAAGCGGAAGCAACGCCAGAAATGGAAATTGAGTTTACTGAAACAGATGTAGTGGTCAAAGGTCGTTCAATGCGGGAGGCCGCAAAAAACAAAGCCATGACCGAAAACAAAATTACCGAATACATAAAGTTGCTTATCCCTGAAGATGAAACAGCCAACATGGATGACATTACCTTTGCTGACATTGAGGCTGAATTTCCGTCTTCCGTACAGATTGCCTTGATTGAAAACATTGCGGAAGCTATTAGCCCAACTTACAGGGAAGCGCGGGGAAACTGATTGGCTCATTGAGGACGCAAGTGGAATGCGCAATGGTCTTCAATGGGCATACACACGAAACGCTGGCGCAGTTGGATGAGGTCACAATGACCAGAATCCAGACCATGTACGCAGATGGCGCAGTAGGTAATCACGGGATATTGACTTGTTTGGGCCAATTGACGGCGGGGGTGTTTAACTACATGCGCCCCAAAGATTCGCCCGATTACAAGCTAGCCAGAATTTTGGGTAATGTATATGATTACATTGTCCCGCCAATGAGTGAGGCAGAGCAACGCGAGGCGGCAAATAACGCGCTAAAAACCTTTATGACCGCCGCGCCGGGATATGATGAAAAAATATTCAAGGTAAAACATGGCTAATTTTATTGGGCGATTGGGTGTAGTTCTTGGCCTAGACAGCGCCGAGTTTAGCCGTGGCCTTGACACTGCTGGCAAAAAGCTGGAATCGTTTTCTAACAACGCCGAAAAATACGGCAAAGTGGCGGCAGTCGCTTTGCTTGCTGCTGGCGCGGCTGCGCTTAAATACGCAGATGACATCGCTGATGTTGCCGCCGCCAATGAAGTCGCCATAGATTCTGTTTTGAAATTGCGTAATGGTCTTGCTAACGCTGGCGGCTCTGCGGATGGCGCTGGCAAGTTGCTGGCAAAGTTTACTGACAACATTGACAAAGCGGCTGAAGGTGGATTTGAAGTACAGCAAACCTTTAAAAAGATGGGTTTGTCGTTAGATGATTTGCGGAAAATGGACATAGATACTATGTTCAACAAAGCCGTTGAAGGTCTTGCGGGTATGACTGATCCAATTACCCGTAACGCCAAAGCAATGGAGTTGTTTGGTAAGGCTTCTAAAGGTGTTGACTTTGTTGAGCTTAACGAACAATTAAAAACAGGCGCTGGCGTAAGCAATGAACAAGCTCAAGGAATTAAAGCTGCGGCAGAAGCGTATGACTTGCTGGCGCAAGCAACCCGTGATTTCACCACTGTTTTAGCGGCTGAGCTTGGCCCACCTTTAAAAGCAACTTTAGAATATATTCAAAACATTAAAAGCGAAAGCTCTGTAATGGGCGCAGTTTTAAAAGTTGTATTTGAAACAATTGCCATTCTTGGGGCAAATGTCGCTTTTGTTATTGAGGGCATTGCCCGTGAAATAGGCGACACAATTGAAAAAGCAAAACTACTTGCAAAATTTGATTTTGCTGGCATAAACGCATTAAACCAAAAAGCGCAAGCTGAATTTGATCAGCGTGCCGCAAAGTTAGAGGCGTTTGAACGGCGCATTATGGGCGATGGCGGTAGTGGTCGCGGCTTTATGCGAGGCGATGAAGGCATGCCAAAGGCAGCGGCAACGGCAGCGGCAACAATACGCCGCGCTGTTAAACCCGGGATTGACAAAGAAGCTGAAGCCGCAGCCAAAAAAGCACTTGATCTAGCTTTAAAAGGTTTTACAGAAGCGGAACGCGAGCGCGAAGCAAACAGAATAGCATTCTCTGAAAGGGCGGGGTTTTTAGAAAAAGGCAATGCCGCATTAATCATGCAGCAAGCGTTAGAAAAACAAACGCTTGATAGAGAAAAAGAGCGTTTAATTTTGGCTGACCAAGGCAGAAACATGCGGTCAGAAGACTTGCAGTTTGCCGAAGCCGCTTTAGAAATTGAGTACAAGCGCCTTGATGCTGTTAAAGCAATCAATGCAAACGATGCGCTTGATAGACCCGCAAGAGAAGAAGCGTTGATTCGTAACAACGCTTTGGCTGCACAAGCATTAGAGCTTGAGAAAAAGCGCTTAGAGCTTACACAACAAATGCGCCAAGGTAGCCTAGCGGAAGGGTTTAAAAACGCAGCCGAGACTACATTCCGTGATGCCTCTACGCAATTTGAAAGAGGCCAAAAAATGTTTGAGTCGGTAATGGGCAATATGGAATCCGCAATTGACAAATTTGTGCGGACAGGTAAGTTAAGTTTCAAAGATTTTGCCAGAAGCATTATTGTGGATTTAATTGCCATACAACTTAAAGCGCAAGCCGTCAGCCTTTTTAAAATGGCATTTGGCAGTTTTGGCAGCACAGCAAGCACTCCAGCGGGATTTGCGGATGGCGGCGACCCGCCAGTAGGAAAAGCGAGTGTGGTCGGTGAGCGTGGGCCAGAATTATTTGTGCCTCGCACTGCGGGAACAATCATTCCTAATCACGCCCTTAACAGCATGGGCAGCACAAACAATGTCACGAACAACTATATAAATGCAATTGATACAAAGTCTTTTGAGGAGCGTTTATTTGGTAGCTCAAATGCGATTTGGGCCGCAAATCAATATGCAAACAAATCTTTAATGATAAATAGAGGTCGGGCATGAGTTTCCAAACCATCTTTAACATTCAACAATCAATGTCGGTAAATAATCGGCGCATGGTTGGACAGCAAGTAGCGCGTAGCGGATACATTACTGTAGCGCAATATTTGACGGCAGTGCCTTGGGTTTTTTCAATTACGCCGCATGCGTATTTGTACTACCCGCAAGTTAGAGATGTGATTCAAACCATAGACAACCGCGACAGGCAATTACCAGAAACAATAACTTTTAACAATTCAAATCTTTCTTGGTTTACATCAATGCGCGGAACGGCGACTACAGCAACATTGAACGGAGCGCCAGCAGCCAACACACAGACGCTTGCGTTAACTTCAAACGGGACATTTAAAGCTGGTGACTTCCTTATGGTTGGTGGCTATACCTACAAGGTAACGGCTGACAGCGCGGGGGCATCAGTAGGCATTAATCGACCTTTGATTGGCGCACAAGCATCAGGAGCAGTTGTTTCTTTGGGCAACGCTTGCACTTTTACAGTTGTTGCAGAGGCTTGTCCAACATACACATTAAACCCAATGACGGATGGCGCGTATGTTCAATGGGACGCGCCTTTTGTTTTTAGAGAATACATCGTATGACAACCATCAATGCTGTAACTGGCACACAAATTAATCATGCGGAATTTGTAAAGCTCACTGTAGGCACGGCACAAACAGTCTACACTTTTTGCAATGCCGCTGCTCCAATTACAGTAGGTGGAATTACCTTTGCAAACCTTGGCGCTTTGCTATCTGTTGGCGATATTCAACGGGACATTAAAGCGACTTCGGATGACATGACCATTCAATTGACAGGCATTGACCCAACAAATATTGGCATCATTCTTGGAAATCAAATTAAAGGTTCATTGGTTGAGGTGTGGCGTGGTTTCTTTGATTCAAACAATCAAATACTTACATCGCCTACAACGCAATTTTTTAAACGCTATCAAGGCATCATAAGCAGCGTTTCAATTACTGAAGATTTTAGCGTTGACGAAAGAACAAGGATTGCAACCTGTTCTATTGCTTGCTCATCAATGCGAGCAATTTTAGAAAACAGATTGTCAGGCGTTAAAACAAATCAAAGTAGCTGGCAATTTATTTATCCAAACGATACATCAATGAACCGCGTTTCTGAAATTTCAAATACATTTTTTGATTTTGGTGCGCCGCCAAAAACACAAACGCAAGCAAGCGAAACAACAGTAACAACACCAGCAGCAAGCATTCCCGAAAACGCAAG